CGGCTGAAAAGTAAATCCTCACCTATCCATTCGCCATTTACTGGCCCATCCCAAAACCAACACCAATTTTTACCCATACTAGGATCGGCTGTTTCACGCATTTTTTCTAATACGCTGCGATGAATTAGTAGGCAACCAGTGCCTGCTGCATCTATTTCAAAAACTTTGTTCTCATCATATTTATAGAGGGGTAGGAATCCCTCTAGTGAATCTTGGAATATCGCTGGAACTGGTTTTGGATATTCACTCTTGCCATCATTAAAAGCAGCAAATACTAATCCTGCTACAACTGGCCGTTCTAAATCGTGGGCTGTATCAATTAACTTATCAAAAGTTGCCACGCCTAATTGCTGATCGCTATCCACCATTAGAAGCCAATCAGATTTTGTATTATCTAAAAATTGTTTAACTATCTGATTACGAATCTTAGAAAGTAATCCTGAACCTTTAACTCTTACAAACGGCCCTAATCGTGATGATCTTGATTGGGCTAATTGAATCAATGTATATGCGAATGAGCCATTTACTTGGCCTGGATCGCAAGAACCTATTGTTACTTTATGTGCGCTTTTCATAGTTCCCCCGAACTACTTAGGAGTTTAGGTGGCTTAATCGGGGGAGGTTAAGCCACCTAAACAGTTCTTAATTACCTTCTAAATTAGAAGGATGGTGCTGCTAAGCCAGTTCCGCTAATGATTGATGCGGCTAATGGATAGCGCTCTGCGGTAAAGGCTGCGTAACCATAAACAACTGTTTTAACAGTTAGATTACTTGCGCCTGTTGCCTCAAAACGAAGTGAGAATGGTGATCCTGGTTGCTCGAATAGGTGCATCTCGCGTGAATCAACCAAATAGATTTCATCTTGATCAGTGCTTAGAGTAGTTTGAACTGAAGCATCTGCAATGATTGGTAATCCAAGTAATGAATAACCTGAGTTGCCATATTGCGCAACGCCTGCACCAGTTGCAGTGGCATTTGTTGGGCCATTTGCTGTTGGTACTACTAGTGGGCGATTTGAACCATCAACGCCTGCTAGCAAGAATCCTAGGCGGCGTGGGTGCATAATCCAATGTGTTGGACTTGTAAATACATTGCTCTGAACTAATTGCAGCGAATTTGCCAACTTAGGATATAATAACGCGACAGTAGGAGTTGTTGCAGTAAATGTTACTGCATTTCCACCTGAAGCACGAATACCTTTAATGGTTCCTGCTGTTCCTGCACCATTGATAATCTGTGAGTTCAATGTTGTGTGCCATGAACGAATTAGATCGCCAACTACGAAGGAATCAATACCTGTTCCACGCTCAATTGCTTGGCGTGATAGGTCTTGCTGTCCAGCAATTGTACGCACATTTACAGTTAGTAGTGTGTCGTCTGCATCAGTTTCAGAAACATCAGTTGCCTGTGTTTGTTGAATTGCTGTTGAAGTTCCAGTAGTCATGCGGCTGATGTTTATAGTCATTCCGCTTGCTGGTAGCGCAATCTTATTGGTTGCGAAGTCTGCTGTTGGGCGACCTGCGCGAGCCAATGGTGCTGCTAGATCAGTTAAGTACTGTGGAACTACTAAACCTTCAAAGTTTGCAGTTGTTCCATCACGGCGCTCAACTTCCTCCTCGCGCATGTGGCGAGCAAGACGATCTGAAGCACTGAAATCTTGCTTGAATTGTGCATTGAAAGCATCTTTAATAAATGATGCTCCTGAATTTGGTGTATAGGTACGCTCCTCGCGGGTTACCTTTGCACCACCTGTTTTTGGCATTGCTACATCTGCAACTGCTGCACGAACTTCTGCAACCTTTGCATCTGCATCTGCCTGGGTCTTTAGGTTTTCAATCTTTGTATCTAGTGAGCGTGATTCTGCAACTAGGGCATCTACCTTAGTTGTTTCATCAGCAGTTAGATCGGTGCGATTCTCTGCGGCTACTGCCTCAAGAACTGCATCCATCTCTGCCTTCACTGCATCACGGCGTTCAATTACTTTGTCTAAGTAAGACATTAATTTAACTCCTTGGTTAGTTGAAAATTGAGGTGGTGGCGATACCTTGCGCGGCGCTAAAGGGTGCGCAGTTCGCTCCGACTTCATCTGCTGTATTTTTACAACAGAAATTTATTTTGTGTTATTGATTATTGCTTGGGCTAGGCGCAAAGATATTTTGCGGCTTGCATCCTCTGATGGTTCTTTAAGAGGTGCGATACTTCTTAGTTCACTTTGCTTATGCCCAACTAAAGTTTCAGTTGCCACATAACCATCGCGTAATTCTCTGTAAAGTCTAATCAAAACTGCTGGATCATCATCCTCGGCAGTAATGCTAAAGGTTGAATCAGGAATGTTAAGAACTCCCTCTCGGAGAACTCTTACAATTCTGCCTCTTGCAGTTCCGCCACTAGAATCCCATTCAACAAAATCGCCAACTACATCAGTTGCGCGTTTCATATCCTCATCATCCTCATCCTCATAGCCATAACTAGAGGTATCTGCTCCAATAAAACTAGACATAACTTCAAAGGCTCGCATAATATATTCGTGGCCTTCATCTAAATCAGAAAATACAGTTTGTAAAACTGCCATATCCTCTGGGGATATTTCTCTGCCTTCTTTTGCAGCCTCAATTGCCTTGGCAAGTTTTTCTCTAGCCTCAACAGTTGTAGTTGGGTAGGCTGGATAAGTTACTACTGATACATCGCCATCTGCTAATGAAACCTCAGTTAAAACTCTACGGCTACGATCATCACTCCACTTTTGGCGGATAACTCTGAAACCAAAACTCATTTGATCTACATCGCCACGCTCAACTAGTTTGTAAATATCGCGGGCCTCGGTGGTATCTGCTAACTCAGCCTCAAAATATAATCCACGATCATCCTCATTTAATTTCAATGTGCCATTCTTTGATCGTGCTAATGGCAAACCTTCGTGGTTAATAAGTAAGCGCACATCGGGAGTTTCAGTTAATGTTTTACGAAATGCTCCTGGCGCAATTGATTCTTTAAATGGTAGTGGCACACTTGATTCATTGAATACAGCAGCGTAACCAGCAAGGCGCATTGTGCCATCCTCGGCTGATCTTGCTTGAACATCTTTTACTGTATAAGTGCGGCGTTCAATCTTTTTCATTTCTCTCCTTGATTCTGCTTCTGCATTCAGAGCATCAATTTTGCGTTGCGCCCATTTCTGCGCTCTATCTGAAAAATTGCTATCCCCACCCCAAAGAAGCCAAGCAACTAAACCTGCTCCTGGATAACCTGGATCGGATGGATTTCTATTTGATGGCGCTTTGCCATCTACTTGATGGCGAGCAAACCAAGGTGCCATCTTTCTAACTTTTGGTTCTGTTATTTTCCCAGCAGCCATATCTCTTGCTGCTGCGATGGTGGCTGGCACTAATCCATCGCCCCCAAAACCTTCACTATAATATTTTAGGCCACGCTTTGCGTTAGCACTAATAAATGAAGGAACACTTAAATCAACTTGCCTATTTGTTTCCTCTGCTTGCCAAGCGTTGCAGTAATAACCGCCATCAACATAATCTAACCATTTTTCGCACCAAGCCTTAGTGCCAGCATCGTTTTTCTTTTCCTCATTGTAAAAGTAACAATTACCGCAAGCGCGGCCTTCTGGAACATCATCTGCTAGTGCAGGTCTGTAATTATCAGGCAAGGCACGATTGGAAACTTCTCCGCCTGGCTCCATATCCTCAGCAATTGAAACTGCAACCATCTGATCTATCGCATCTTGCTTTGAAGTGTGGCAGCCGATAGTTGTATAAGAACCATCAGATTCCTCTTTTACAGTTGCCCAACCTTGGCAATCACTTTGCTTATCAGATATTAAATATGGCATAGGTTCCTAAACTAGAAGTAAAACTTCGGCATCGTCATCTAGTATTGAGAAATCAATTTGAGAGATTGATTTGCTTGATAATTTGCCAAGTTTTGTTTTAGCGGTTGCGGTCTTTATTGAAACTGTTATTTTTACAGGCTCAATAATTTCAGGGAAGTTTGGCTGAATATAATTAGGCTGCCCAACTTGACTTTGAATTACCTCACCACTTGGAACAGTTGCGCTAGCAGATAAACCGCCAAGAGGCGCACTGGCTGAAACTACATTTGTTATTTGCGCAGTAGCGCTGGCTGTGGATGAACCTAGATTTGCCGTTGCTGTTGCGAATGTGATTGGCCCTAGAACATCAACATCAAGTTCTGATGTATCTAATATGAACTGAGCCATTTATTAACTTGCTAAGGTAAGAGAAACAGTTAATGAACCGCTTGGAATTGTAAAGGTATCTCCTGCGGTGTAGGCATTGCCTGCAACAGTTCCTGAGAATAAGAAATTGCCTGCGGTTAGATTATCCCAAACAGTAAAAAATGTAGCATCCTCTGAGCCTGCGATATTGCTCCAAGATATATCTGCATCTGAAGTTAAACCGCCAGTAGAGGCTGCGCTAAAAGAAACTGATTTGCGAGTTGTTTCAGTAGCAGGGTTTGTAGTTCCCGCTGAACCAGGATCGCCAATGTGTAGTTTTACATAAACATTTGCGGCTGAATAAGCAGTTGCATTTCCTACTGCATCAAGAAATTTATTTGCTAAGTAGTTGCTTAATCCTGTTGCCATTACTCATCACCTTCTATAAATTCCTCAACAATTTCATCAATGCGGCCTTCTTTGTCGCGCTTAACTTTCTTGCGAACTCTCTTGCGCTCAATGGTATTTGTTACCTGAACAGTTGGTGATTCAACATTTACATTAGGAGCAGCAACATTAACCTCTGGTGATTCAAGCATTACCATCGCTGGTTCAACAGTTACATTAGGTGCAGCCACATTTACAGTTGGCTCTGGCACATTAACAATTGTTTGTTCGTTGCGCTTCTCTCGGCTCTTAACCTCATAAACAGCGCTTGGATCGCCTGGGTCAATTGATGCAACCTGTTGCAACTGACTACTTGGAACGCCAGTGTGCTTCATCTTAGGCAAACCAATTGCAGCATTAACGGCTGCTGGATCAAAGCCAACCTGAATAAGTGCAGTAACAATTTCAGTTCTTAACTTTACGCCAACATCTTTAGCATCGGCTGCATCAATGTTTTGTAGAGGAACTCTGTATTGATCGCCTGCTTCACCTAATGGAGATAAATCCTCAGTGGAACGAACATCATTTAAACTCAAGAAACCTTCACGCAAACCTTTTGTGTAAGCATCATAGCGTTCAATTGTTGTTCCGCGTAGAAGTGCATCAAGATTAAATTTAACAAAGCCATCTTTCTCAGGTAGCAAAGATGAGAGTGCTTGCTCAATTCTTTCTAGTAATGGGCGAAGTGAGTGTTGCACAAATGAAAGGTTCTGCGCTTCAACGCTAGCAAAACTCATTGCACCTGCTACTGGGTGGCCTAATAGTGAAATCGGAACGCGGAATAATCTCGCAATTTCCTCAAGACCGAAGCGCCTCGTATCAAGGAGTTGGGCATCCTGGGCATTTAGTGAAAGTGGTTTAAATGCTGCGCCACCTGTTAGCACACCAATCTTGCCAGCGCGATAAGGCCCTGAGTGAGTTATATTCCAATCGCGGCCAATGTTACTTGCCTGCTCCTCAGTTAATTCACCAGGTACTTCAATGATGCCGCCAGGGTTTGCCGCATTTCCAAAGTAAGAAGCAGCATAAGTATCAGCAGCCATAACAGCGCCGATAGTAATTCTTGCTGCCTCAACAGGGCCTAAGCCGTAGAAAGAACCAGGTAATTTAAATAATGGGATATGTAACAACTCATCTTTTGTAAGGGTCATTACTTTTTGGTTGTAATCTTGAGTATAAACTCCGCCTGCTGGATCGTACTCTTTAATAGTTACTTCATAAATAATTGGTTCATTTGGATTATTACGCTTAATTCTTACTGATTCAGGGTTAATGCAATAAAGTTCAACAACCTCGCCCATATCATCACGCACTGTGAGAATGTAAGCATTTCCTCGCAAGTTTAATGATGCAAGAACCTGCTCTAAAAATTCCATTCGAGTTGATTCAGGATTTGGTGAATTTACCCAAACAGGTACATCACCATAAACTGCGGCGTAAGAAATTCTTTGGCGACCTCTGCGAACATAGGCACCCATTGGCAAAGATGAAATTGTATCGCCAAGTAAACGAACGCAGGCATAAACTGTACTCATGCGGATCGCAGTTTCAGATGAAACTACAACTCCTGCTGGAGAACTGTAAGCAGGTCTGCCTGGAACTAGCGGCTCAACAAATTGATTTGTTGCTCGCTTCTCACTAGCACCGCGTAACGCTCTTGATAAATTCATTAATTACCTTTTTCTGTAATCCATACTAAAAAACTTCCAAGCACGATTAGCGCGGCTGGAACTGAAAGTATTGCTAAACCTGTTGTTACGCAGGCAACCCCGCCTACTTCCACCAACAAAGTAGCGTTTATTTTTTTCATTTACTCCCCCTTATTGTTGAAATCATTGACCTAATCGCGGCGTGTCTTTTAAATTTCCGCAATTGTTACGCGTAATAAATTGCAATTTATGTAATTGCAAAAAGTGGCAAAAGTATAATTAAGGCAGTGGTTAGGAAATACTTAATCACTAGGAAGGTAATAATGAAATGCTGCAACCATAGATTTATGAAAAGGTGGTGTGAGTGCCATCGGTGTTGGGGTACAGGTTGCGATGTGGCAAAACCAATAAGCGAAGGAAAAATAACCTGCGCTAGTTGTAAGGTTCCAGTGGTTACTGGAACTCAAATCAAATTGATGTTTTGCCCCAATAAAGAGTGTATCAATTCAGAGGATAATTATTTAAAGTAATTAAACCTGAATAGTAAAATATCTAGTTAGTGGCGCCTTGGGTTCAGGCGGTTGCGTGGCTCGATCATAACCAAAGATTGCAGCCACAGCCGCATCTACCTTGCGACGGCTTGAAGCCTTGGCGACCATTACTCCTCTTGAGGATTGTTTGGTAACGCAGTTTGAGATGTGGCGGGCCAAGCGTTCATCACCATCGTGAGTAAACGATCCATTAACGACGGCTTCATAAAACTTTTGTGTGGCAGGCACCATTCGTTCCGCTGAGTTTGGATAACTAACAACTGGTAAGCCGTTCTCATCAAGCACCATGAAGGTTCGTTGCCATCTTGCGGGGTCGAATACAATTTCTCTAACTTGGAATCTTGAATCTCGGTAAACATCAATTATTGTTTTTTCAACTTCGGCAACTGGAACAAACCAACTCTGCTCTGCATCGTGAGGCTTCTCCCATATCCCAACAACTTTTAAATGTGGTTTCTCTCCACCTAAGAACCAAGCAACTAATGCAGTTGAATCATTTGAGAACGCTCCATCAAATGCTAGAACTACATCCTCACCTGCAATATCCTCGCGCTCTGTATCTATGATTGCTTCCCAAGCGCCAGTTGGTAGCCAGGCAGTTTGAGTGCTAACAAAACAATTTATTCTTTTGGTTCTAAACTCTGCTTCAGGAGTTCGTAATACTGCCGATTCAAAATCCTCAAGATCAACAATATCGCCAATGCCAGGATTACTTTCTTGCCACAATTGCGGATCACGATAATCACCCTCTGGTTTCTGTGGCTCCCACCAAGCAAAGAAAAAACTTGGATCAACATTTTCACCCTTTACAATTCTCTGCCCATATTGGTAAAGAGAGTAGCAAAGTGAATCCTGATTATTACTTGCAGTTTTAACGCCAGCAGTAGTGATGCCAAAGAGAAGTGAATCTTGCCTAGCACCACCTGCAAGGCTCATTACATCCCATAGTTCTCTATTGGGCTGGGCGTGAACCTCATCAAAAATAATTATTGGCGAAGGATTTAAACCTTCTTTTGTGTAGGCTTCAGCAGATAGAACTCTATAAACTGAACCCTTATCTTTAAACTCAATTGCATCTTTGTATAAAGTAAACATTGTAGATAGTTCAGGGTCTAACTCAACCATCCGCTTTGCAGTTCCGAATACGATTCGGGCTTGATCTCTATCGGCTGCGCAAGAGTAAATTTCTGAACCATTACCGCCAAGAGTTAAACCTGCTAAACCAACGCTAGCAGCGAGTGCGCTTTTGCCGTTCTTACGACCTACTCCGATTAGAGCGGTTCGGTGTTTAAATCTGCCATTTTCTTTTCTTGCCAAAGCGTGATTTAAAAGTTGCTTCTGCCAATCACGCAAAACTAATAACTCACCAGCAGGGGCTGCAATTGAATCTTTAGTTACTCTGCAAACGGCTTCTGCGAACTGGCTATAAAGTTGCCCATCGCCTGCTGCAATTTCTGCCTCTGCAACTGGCGTTAGCCATCGCGGCGGCCAGGCTGCAATTTTATCCATTGCGTTTTTGCTGGAGAAGTTCCTCTAATTTTCCGCGAGCCTTCACTTCAGCAACCCCCATTTTTGATCTATCACTTGGCGTTAATCCAAGCAAGGATAAATTTTTAACAATATCGCCTTGCACTGTACTCAGCATTCCGAACAAAGGATTCTGATATGCGTAGCCTTTATCTGTAAGAAGTATAAATTGTTCAGGCTTTAGTTGTTCCTGAATTTGTTTTTTT